AGCCAAGTCATATGCGACTAGGTTAGGCATTGAACGACGAATAAGACTTATTAGAACAGGGTCGAAACCAGCAACGGTTTGTCCACCTGAGCTTGTATAACCACCATTTCCGACTGAGTTGGTGGGTGCAGCTTCATGAAGGAATTCTTTCTCTTCACGGAGTGCTTGTTCTTGGTTCTCCAAAAGAACGGCTGTTACCATTCTACGATGAGGATCTTTGATTGAATCTAGCCCTTCGTAGTCTAGTAGAGGAGCCCATTTCTCTTGCAGAGCTTCCTGATTAATTGGAGCTTGCATTTTCTTTAAAAAGATTAAATGAGTTTGTTTACTTTATGATTTAAAAATCACTTTTTAGCAATTCTGCCAAGACTTGCCATATATGCTTCCATTGATTTAGATACTTCTACTGGTGCTGCAGATGCAACTCCTTCAGAAATAGTCTCGGTTTTTGCTTTTTGAGCGTTAGCATTGCTTGGGAAATAAGATTCCTTCAAGGTTTCTAACTTCTCACGATAGTCTGTCTCACTTTCAAACTCAATCTTTTCAGCAAGTGTTTCTAGCTTATCTCTAGAAGAGATTGCTAAACCCTCTGTTACTTCTGCAAAGATAACATCAGCAGTTGACTCAGCGAGTCTCTTATTAAGAGAAACATTCTTGTCAATTTGCTCATTGAGTTTATTTTCCATTTCATCAAGTTTTTCTACCATGCTATTGAGTACATCATACTTCTCATCAGGGATGGTTACATAATGTTCTTCAAATAGTGACTTCATACCTTCTAGGAAGGATTCAGTCATTTCTGTTTTGAGTCCATTCTCGATTACAAGCTGATTCTCATCAACCCATTCTTGAGCAACATATTCGAGATAGGAGTCAAGTCTTTCGGTTAGAGCTACCTTAATCTCATCAACCTCTTCTACGAGTTTAGATTCATAAGATTTTTCTAGCTCTTCTTTAATAGATGCAACTTTGCTTCCAATTGCAGCTTCAAAGATTGTCCGTGCTTTGTTTTGGAACTCTTCAGAAAGTTCTTCGCCAGCAATAAGAGCATTGAGGTCTTCTTCGACATCAATCTTCTCTTCTTCAACTTGCTCTTCAGCGACAACTTCTTCCTCAGAAGTTTCCTCTTCGGCAACTACTTCTTGCTCTTCAGTAGCTTCAGTAGTTTCCTCTTCAGCAACTACTTCATCTGTAGTTACTTCGTCCTCGGCAACAACTTCTTGGTTGTCTTCTAATTCAACTTCGTCACCAGAATTAAGAGCATCGCCTGTGCTAAGACCCTTCATAGGATCTGCTTTACCAGCACCCTTATTGACAACGTTTCTCACTTGAGCGAGAGTTTTGCCAGGAGTTGATAACTTATTAGAGTCATCATCTGGTTTTGAATTTTCTGGTGTAGGTCCACCAAGGTCTTCCCAAGTTTGAGGAGTTCCACCTGTGGTGAGCTTCTGCATTGGGTCGCCCTTAGCAGCTCCTTTTGTTACTGCGTTTTCCATTTCTTGTAAATCGTTACCAACGGACATTTTTTTTAGATATTTTTAAATTAATCTGTATTTATTTATAGAGTTTACAGATTTGAAAGAAAATCGTTGAATAAATTCAACTTATGCTCTTCCAGTCTTCTCTGATCAACTAAAGTGTTAATTGTTCTTTTTGTTTTCTCGGCAAGTTGTTCACGAAGATTTCCACCTTCCCAAACCCACTCTTTTCCTTCCATGATGCCATTAACAAAAGCATCTGGAGCACTAGGATCAGCAACAATATCAGCAGCAGTTGCTAACTGAAAATCTTCACCTACAACTTTAACACCAGTTCTATCTTCTCTAAGTGAACCAACACCACGAGATGATACACCAAGTGTAACTCCTTCATCAATTAGTGATGAAGCAATCTTACCCATAGGTGTTGAAAGCAATTGTGCCTTACCTTTAAAATTATTACCTTCTCTAACTAGAGATGTAATTTTATGAGATACACGATCCAGATTTACGGTTGGACCTTCTGGATGTCCCAATTCACCAAGAGCACGTCCCTTTTGTACAAAAGATTCGTTATATCTGTCAACTTCTCTTGCAAGAGTTTGAACAGGATACATTCTACCATTACGATTTTTGATGTCTCCTTGAAGAAAAACACCTTCGATATAAAGTTTCTTTTTAGCACCTTTTCCTTCAGTGATAAATTTAACTTTTGATACTTCTTCTGTAATTAGTTTCATTTTCTTAGTTACTATATCCTACAGCAGCACCTTTAACTGCAGCATTTGCAGCAAAGACACCATTTAATGGTTCTTTCTCAAGTTCAACAGATTCACTTGGTGCTAAACTAAATGAACCTAATACTGCTCCACCAACAGATGCTACTAATGTAACTAGGTAAGCATTACTAGTATTTGTGTTTACCAAACGAACTAATCGTGCATTACTAAAAGCATTTGCTGCACCAGTATTAGCACCTAATGCTGCCTCCTCACCTTTTAATAAAAGTCTAGCCATCTTCTTGTGATTCCTCTTCGGGTTCTACAGTTGTTTCGTCTTCAATTTCAGGCTCATCAAAAAGACTAGAACTAACTGAAGGTCTCAGTGTTTCTATTCTTGCCGATGATTTGGCAAATAATACATCTTTAATTGCATCACTAATGTCAGATGATTTATCATCATCAATCAGTAAATCTATAATATCGGTCATAATAAGTGTTCATAGTTATATAATTTATTTATATCTCCGCCTTTTTGGTGTCTTTTTGTAACTGAGCGTTTACTTTTGCAGCATCAGCCGCTAGATCTGGCTCTTGTGGTATTTCACCCATTGCCATAGGATCTTGTCCACCCATCATTTCTGGTGGTAATGGTTCTCCAGTAACAGGATCCAATGTTGATGGATCTGGAATAATACCTTTTTGAATTTCATCTTCAATCTGTTCATCAATATCAATTATTTCAGCATCAGTTTGACGCAATACTCTTCTTCTAACATATTCATTAGAATAATATTTTCCAACATAAGGTTCAATAGTAGCAAGAATATTCAATCTTCCTTCCATTAATTCAGATTCTTTAAGTTCAGCAAACTGGTTATCATATAAGAAATCATACTGAATATGATCTTCCATTGCTTCCCAATCTTCAGGAGTAACAATATTCTTTAAAATTAATTGTGTTCTAAGCATATCATTGAACATTGCTGAGAATCTTTTTCTCAAACGTCCTACAAACTTAGCAAATTTAAGTTCATCTCTTAGAATTTCTGATGAACGTCCTAAATTAAAACCACCATCATTAGCAATTCTAGACTCAGGAACACCTAATGAACGATATAATTTTTTCTGGAAGTACTCAATATCAGCAAGTTCACCAAGGTTTTGTCCACCTGGAAGTGTTGTGATTTCAGTTCCTCTACCACCTTCTCTTCTAGGCAACCAGAAATCTTCCATCATAGACATGAACTTTCTGTCATCTCTAACTTCACCAGTACTTGCATCATATACAAGTTTATTTCTATAACGGCTCATTACCTCTTTAAGGTATTGTTCTGCCTTAATCTTTGGAAGATTACCAACATCAATATAGAAAATTCTTCTTTCTGGTGCTCTTGATAATCTGTATATAACAAGACTATCTTCAATCATTCTTAGTTGATTGAGTGATTTAATTGCTTTATGAAGATAAGAAAGAACAGTTCCTTTATTTCTATCTACTAAACCAGAACTAGCATAACAAATAGAATCTTTAGCAATTTTTACTGCACCTTTACCAGCACCAGTAATCATACCTGATGGATACTGTGCTTTTGGTGTATATAAGAAATACTCTTCTATCTCTGGTTCTACTATTTTTGAAGGACTATCAGTAGCCCCTTTATTCATATCAACAACTTGCTGTCCTTTTGACTTCTTTTTCTCTTGACGAATATACTTCATCTTCATAGGATCAATATATCTTAGATCCTGTATACCTTCATGAGGTTTTTTGGTATCAATAACTTTTAGATAATATACCCTTCCATCAATATACCAATTCTTAAAAATTTCATGGCACTTTCTATCAAAGTCCATGATTTCTTTTATATTTTTAAATTCTTCTCTAACTACTTTTTTTAATTTATCACTAGCATTTAAATTTGATAATTCTATTTCTACAGGAGAATCATATAGATCACTAACAATTGCTTCATTAACAACATCTTCAATAGCACCATCACACTCAGGGTGTAATGCCATCTCTCGATATCTTTTAATTAAGTCGTGTTCGGTTCTATATATTCCCTCAATATCAACATACTGCCCATAAAAGCCACTGCTTATGTAATTATCAACCCCGTCCTGATTAGTTTGAGGAACGGGGGATATTACTGAAGGTGGCGTTTTTTGGCTATCGTCAATAGAGAACCCAAAGAGTTTTGCCATAGTATAATTGTTTTCCTACTATTATAGCACTATTTAGTCGATTTTAGTTGATGTCTTCTCCACCAGCATTCGCACCAGTACCTTTAACTGCTTCCCACCACTGAACTTGAAGTTCAACTGTGAATTCTTGAATACCTGCGGAATCGTAGGATAATTCAATTGGAGCAACTTGGGTTGGGAATACATCGAAGAAATGATACTTTCTAAGTGTTTCTCCACTACGATCTAACTGATAGACATAAGCATCCGCTTGATAATCTTCTGCGTTAGTCGAACCTGTGTTATCTGATACTTTATTGATAAAATTCATCCACTTCTCAAATGCAGAGCGAATTGAGAAATCTGTATCGTTAAGAACGGTAATTGACCATGTATCAAATGTTCTGTCTCCAGCAATTTTTAGAACCCTACCTCTAAAGGGAACTTCAATTGGAGCAATGTTTGATGCAGGTAATGCAGCAGTCTTAACAAGGAATCTTGCCTTGTTAAGAATGTCATTGAGTCCTTCAACAGATACTGCTGATGGGAAAGCAAGTTCGACCTCAAAGAGGTTCGAACGAGCACCACCGCCAGTTAGCTTACTTTTGAAGTCAGTAATCTTCCTTAGTGGGGGTGGGTTTAGTTGATTGCGAGTTGCCATAGTTTTACTCTAAGTTGGATTAAACGTTGCCAATGACTTCTTCAAATGCAACACCAGTTCTGGTGGCGATGAAGGTTAGACCGATAAAGTTAATCGATCTTGCAGGTTTAATGTATATATCGGCAATAAACTCATTATTGTCGATTACTGCTGCAGTGTTATTCGTTTCATCACAAATAACAACATAATCATATATTCCTCGTTTTGATTGAACGTCACGTAAGAATGGTTCAACAATGTTCACAAAGTTAGTTCTTGTGATTTCATCGTTAAATTCGAATAGCTGATCTTTAGCAGCAGCTGAAATAGCATCTTCAAGGTAGATGAATAATCTACGAACGTTGATTCTATCAAAGGCAGATGCTTTGCCGTATCCAGTCTTATCACCGAATAGAACAATTCCTGCTCCTGGTGAAAGAATAACTGGGTTAATTCTATTTGAATATAATGTATCTCTTTGTGCTTTACCTGGATTATAAGCAAGTTTTACAACATTGAGAATAGCACCTCTGCTTGTACCTGCTGGTGAGAACCAAGGGAAGTCAGTTTGATCTGTTCTAGCACAACAACCAGCAATGTCACCATTAAGAGGAACATAGCGGAATGTGTTGTTAAATCTATCATACATGTACTTATATCCACTATCAAATACGCCATAAGTCGTAGATGTGATAGGTGAATAGAAACTAATCAAATTAGATGTGATAGTATCATCATCTTGAACAGTTGCTGCTCCAGCAACAGTATCTGTGATAAATGCTTGTCTGTAAGGTGAAACAAATGCAACTGCATCTTTTCTTGACTCAGCAACAGCGATTGCCTTATTAGCAATTGCTTGTGTCTGTTCCTTACTGAAGTTAGCAGAACCTTGAAGTATAAAGTCTACTTCATACTGTTCCTTATTAGCGAATAGATTTAATCCACCAACAATATCATCTACACCAGAATCTAGTGAACCTGCTGTAAGGATGTCTGTTCCACCACCATAATCTAATCCACCATTCAATTCGAATGTTGCTGCACCAGTAGTTCCGAAGTTTACATTCTTCGAATCTTGATCCCAACCACTATCTGCATCAAGAGTATTTGTTGCAGATGTACTAAATGCTGCTGTTGTAAGTCCTACTTTCTTAAGGTTTGCATCAGTCTGAGTCAGTGAAGGAGCTCCACCACCATAGATGTACTTAGAATTTGTCTTAAGATACTTTCTCCAGTAAGAAGGACTTCCTGCTGAATATTCACCATCCTTTGCTTTAGAAAGGTTGAGGTGCTTCTCTAGGATTGTTCCAGCATTACCTGTGATTGTTCCTTTGTCGTCAAATACAACAACATGAACCTCATCAAATCTACCTCCTCTGGAAGCAGCGTATGCTGAAGTTGAAGGACGATCTGCTAGTTGATCCCATTCAACTGGATCCAAACCAGTACTTAATCCAACAGTTTGCTGTTCGAACCAATCTCTTTGTGTTGAATATGATGTTGTAAAACCACTTGCATGTCCAATAGCGACTGCATTAGGTGTAAATGTAGGTATTGTAGCTGTCCCAACATTACTAAATGCATATACTCCTGATGGTTGATAATCTACATCAGTTTCTACACCTGCTGCAGTTACATGCGAAACAACTTTGACTCCAATAGTTGTACCATCAACCTCAGTAACAATACCTTTAAGGTATCCATCTGCTTGTGATGTTGTACCTGCGGCAACAAGTGCTTTACCAATCATTGACTGGGTTACAGCATAACCAACAGTATTAACACCAACTACTGAAAGTAATTGCTGATCTGCTTTTGCATCACAAATTGCTACTCTTATACCATTTGCCCATGTACCAGGGTTTTTGGAAGCAACAACTGTACTTGAAATAGTGTTATCGTCATAACCTAATTGGTTATAATGATCATCACTCTTGATTTTTAATGCTGGTGTTGCATTGTCAGATGCATTTTTAAGTCCTGTGTCATCTGCTCGTACAACTTGCATTGTACCACCATATGCTAAGAAAGATGATGCAACCATCCAACTTTCATATTGCTTATCTGTATTATACGGTTTTCCAAACGTGCTAAAAAGATCATCTTCGCTCTCAATTAATTGAGGAAGACCTACTGGACCTCGTGCAAATGGAGCTGCTAACGCACCGATAGATCCAGA